CTTCATAAGTTTATTATGCTCCTGGTGATCCGAAGATACCTCTAGGATCAGAGAATCCAAAAGAATATCTCTCCCTAGCTTTGTATCTTACATTACCAGTATCGAAGTCACCTTCCATAGCAGTTCTGATAGGGGCTCTTACAAAATGTTTCAAGCCGTTAGGAGCGTCAGTTTTGATAAAGAACGCATCAGTATCAGTTAGGAAGTTATTAACCACATAACCTTGTGGTAACATTCCCATGTTAGCGATAGCGTTAATATCATTATCTGCTGTTCCTACTCTACCTTGAGATTTCATCAATCTCTCTGCAACGAACTGAAGATTGATTGGGATTATAAGTTTTGTACCTTGCAGTGCAATTTTTAATCCTCTTTCATCTTTCATGTCAGCAATATCAATTAAAGCTTGCTCAAGAGAAGTCTCATTGAGGTCAGCTGCTGTTGATAGTTCGTTTTTAAAAGTTCCTGCTAAGATAGGATGGTCTGTAGCACAAAGCTCTTTTCCATCACCACCAGCAAATGAACTGTTAAAGGCATTGTTAAGAACTGCGGCAGCTTTCACTTGTTTAGTGTTTGCCATAGATCTCGCTAATGCTTTTGTGTAACGAGTGCTGATTTTGTCGTAAAGGTTGTCCTCTACTGCTTCTTCAGTTAATGAGAAGGCTAAAGCAATTGTTTCGTGAGTATAACGTGAAGTAAAAGTCTCTTGTGCAGCATCATAACTTACACCAGATCCCTCTTCTTTTACGCTCGCGTTTGCGAACCCACCTAACATTACTTCTTCTTCAAATGCACGGTCAGAGTTCTCTGTATCAAAGATCTCTGTGTGCTGATTTTCGTATCGGTCGTATTCTAACCCAAACAAAGCGTTCAAACCTGGTTCGAGTTCTTTGACCAACTGCATTCTTGAAATAGCCATTGTTCAATATCTCCTTAGGTTTATGCGCTTGATCCAGTTGTAGTTAGATATAGGTGCTCATTGAATTTAACAATGTAGTTAGCATAAGCTGAACCTGTATCACTATTTTCCGGATCTTGTGAAGCTCTGATTACACGGAACTGAGCAGTTGCTCCAGATCCTGTAATAGCAGTTGCAAGAGTAGATGTAGATTGACCATTAATTGTTGAGCCGGAGCCCGCAACTGAGTCAATGTTATTACCTAAAGCTGCAGCAGCTAGAGTGGCAGTGCCACCCATCTGAACTTCAAATAGTTGGTTTGGATCGTCATACACATACGCTTCTATAGTTTCTCCTGTCGCAACGTTTGTTTGCGAATAGAAGTTTGACCATTTTGGTTTTCCTGTTGAAGGGTCTTTAGAGATGAAAACACCATTAAAGATACCAAGGTTTTTTGTTGATGTAGCAGTTCCTACTTCAACCACTCCGTCTACTAACTGAACTATGTCACCCTTAAAAATAGATGTAGCATAGTTGTCAGCGATTGGATAAACATTGGTTCCACTGTTGTTGATGTTACTTCCCATCTTTCCAACAGGTCTAAAACCGAATGGCGCGTTTACGTTTGCCATGATTTATTTCCTCACAGTTAATATAAGTTATGTTCACCATGAACATAACAAGTTATTAGTCTGTAACCTTGAGGGAAAAACTTAATTTTTATTTTTACCACCAAATGTTACGCGAGATTTCCTGCTCTCATTGTGAACAGGCATACTAGGATGTTGGTCCTTTAGTGGATCGTTTGCTACAGCGTCCTCTTTATCTTGCGTTCTTTGTGCAAAATATTTTTTTCGCTCTTCAACGGTTTCCACAGGAATCCTTGCTAGCATTAGACCTCCAACAGCTATAACACCTGAATATTTACCTGAATCAATTTGTGGCCATTCAGTTTCTGGATATTCGTCACCTCTGACAAATTCCCAACCTTCTCGTAGTCTAGCGGATACATTTTTTTGATCCATTTGTCCTACAGACTCGGCCCTTATCCAACGATGGACAAATCCATCTGGTGCAGGTGGTGCGTCTAGTTGTGATGGTGGAGCCCACGGTTTCCTTCGCTCTTGTTTAGCTCGGGTTTCGGACTCGCGTGATGGTAGTTTTGTGTTTATATTTTTGTTTTCCATATGCCTACTCCTTCACGTATTTCGCATACTCTTTTAGCGGCACACCTAATTTTTTAGCTATAGCTACCTGTGATGGTGTGAGTCTCACAGTGCTTTTGCGTTTCACAGGAGTCGATCTGTTTGCAGATGCAACTATCTGTGAAGGCGTTGAAACCTTTCCAGATTCAAAACGATGAGGGAATGTATCTCTCATCCTTTTGTCTACCTCATTATAGTATTCATCGGATGAGGCGTCAAACCCTTCTTCTATTAATTTACGATGAATTGAGAAAGATGTCAAGGTCATAGGTTCATCTGATCCAAACCAAGTATTCTTCTCTGCCCAGGCCTCTGCTTTAGGATCAGGTGGAGGAGGAGGTTGATTTGTCCTTTGTTGATTATTTTGAGCGGGCATTTGAGGTTGATTAGGATCAACACCTCTAGATTCCATCTCTTTTTTTAATCTTTCTCTTTGTTCTTGACTCTTTTTAGCTCTATCTGCTTCAATTGCTAATCTTGCTATTTTTTGATTTGCCTCTACTTGAGCATCGACATCACCTAAATCCATAGCTTCTTTTAATTGTTTTTTAGCCTCAGCAGTTTGAGCTTCTACTCTATTTGTATATTCGTTGATATATCCTGGTTCCAAAAACTGATTTCTTTGAGCGTAGTTATCTCTTTCTTTTTGTAATCCTTGAGCATATTCAAGAGCAGCTTGTTCTCTTCTTTCCGCTTCTCTTGCTTTTTTAGTTAGTCTATCAATTCTAGACTGAACTTTTTTGCTGTAATTTTCTACCTCTTCATCGTCAGTTTCTTTAACTTCAGTTTCTTCAACGACTACCTCTTGTTCTTCAGGTGGATTTACTATCTTTTCTTTCTTGTCTTCCGAAAGATCAATGTCAACTGGATTACCTTCATTAGGTATGTCCACCATTTCTTTTTCGGCTTCTTCTTGCGTTTGCACTTTATTTGCAGGCATTTGTTTTCTCCTGTTTATTTATATTGTAAAATATCCTCTGGATCTTTAACCACAGCGATTATTTCATCATCATTTAAAATTCTCACTTCACCACCCTCTATTCCAAATCTAGATCCTGCATAACGACCAAATATAATCCAATCATTAACTTTACACCAAGGTCCATCTGGAAATCTTTTCTCATCTTTATATGCATCAGGTCCAACTTTTAAAACTAAACCTGTTACAGTTGTATAACTACGCTCCTCCATAGTTTGATCAGCTAATATAACACCGCCTTTAGTTTTTGCTTGTCCTTTGTAAGGTAAAACTAATATTCTCCAACCTGTTGGATCAGGCAATCTATCTAAAGTTTTTTCTGAAGTATCGTGAGTTATTTTATCAGTAGCTTCTTCTTGAATTTTATTTAGAAAACGATTTTCTTTATCCTCTGCTACTTTATTATTTTCATCTGCTTCAATAGATAAATCTTTTTCTTCTAAAGCAAATCTACGTTTCGGTATTTCTTTTTCTGTCTGTTTCTGTGTCTTCATTTGGCAGGTCCTTTATCTCCTGTTCTAGGTAATTAAATGCAGCTACTTGACCTACTAGATTTTGATATGTAGCAAAATCTTTTACGCCAACGCTGAGTTGTTCTTTAACTTCATCTCTTCTATCACGACACTTTTTAAGTATGCGATAGATTGCAGTTTCATCTTGCATTAAAGAATGTATATATTAACAATTCCATTTTCTCAAGGATTTATTTATCCTTGAATTTGGATCATTTGCTGTTTTTGCACTTGTTAATCTTTTCTTCATACCCTTCATACGAGCACAAAATGACTTTCTTCTATTAGCTGCTTTAGAGCCTTTCTTTAATTTAGAGGGTTTTGTTGTAACTGCTGTCTTTAATTTGGAGCCAGGATTAGCTGCTCTATATGAAGCAACACCTTTTTTATTTAATCCACCAGATGGATTTTTACCTTCTTTTCTCTGCCATGCTGCTGTTTTAGCCATTTTTCTTTTTCCTTTTTGCAAATGTCGCTGCTCTTGAAGGTGTAGGACCAGTGTTTGCTTTTGCTTGTTTTCTTCTTACCGCTCCTGCTTTTTGTCCTTTTGACATTGCTCTAGCTTTAGCAATAGGAACACATTTAGGATATTTTTTTCTTTTTTCTCCACCACTTCTTCCACATTTAGGATAAGATCCATCAGGTCTTTTATTGGCTATATCTACCCAATTTTCTTGTACCCAAGATCTTAGTCCTTTTTTGGCCATTAAGTTATTCGAGTGCTTTTTCTACTGCCATCTTTTACAGCACCACATCCAGCGGCTACAATATTAGCACCACCATTTGAAAATTTCATTTTCCTAGATCCAGAAACTGCTTTTCTTGCTTGAGATACTCCGTTACCAGTGCCAATCATACCACCAGTAGCTTTTTTATTTTTCTTACCACCAGGTGTTACTTTACCACTACACACTGCGCTTGCATACATGTTTGCATATGCGCTGGGATAGACTTTGAATTTCCGCTTCGCTGCGGCTTTACCTTTTGCACATAATTTACCCATTATTTTTTCTTGGCTTTAGCCGAGCCTCCTTTTTTCATTCCTTGAGCTTTTAACTTTGCAGCCGCTGCTCTAAGACCACCTTTTTTGTAACCCATTATTTTTTTAGCAACATCTGGTCTTTTTTCTGCTAGTTTATTCATACCTTTTGAAGGGTATTTACCGTTTTTTGATGTCATTTACAATCACACTCCTTACAATTACAATCGTGTTCGCAATGTTCTGGATCAGAACAATGACATTCACAATTACAGTTATTACACTTAGTCATAATATCCTCCTATTTTTTCTTGATCAATCCTTTTATTCCTGGTGCTGCCCTAACACCTAGACTGACACTGCAAGCCAAATATAAAAGGTGAGTGTAATACTCTGGTAAAGTTTCCAAAATCTGAAACCCACGCTCTATGTGTGGTTGCATAAAAGGCAAAAATGCACAAATTGCAGGCACCATTAAGGCTAGTAAAACAAATTCGTCTTTCCAGCTGCCTTTCATTTGATCGACAGCGCTCTGTTCCCATTTAACTTTTCCGGCGATTTGATCTTCTTTAAGTTTTGTCGCTGCTTTTATTTCAGTAACTTTTAATTCTGCTTTTGCTTTCTTCGTCTCCACGAAGCCTTTTACTGTATCCCCTACTATATTAGCAATCGGGCCTATTAACATATTAAACATTATTTCATCATCCTTTTAGCAGCCGTACCTAGTAAAGAACCTATACCACTCATCGCTGCTCTAGTGAATGGGTTATTTCTATTTATATCTATCATGCGTTGCATTAATCTTTGTTGAGCTAATTTAGGTTCTTCGTAACCTCCTGGTTTTGGTCCGCTACCTAACATTCCTCCAATACCTATATAATCACCAAGCGATGATCTAATTCCTCCACCGCCACCACCTCCTCCTCCTGGAAAAGGAAATGTAGGTTCTTCAAATTCATTTAAAAATGTTTCATCAACACCAACTTGTCCAGGTGGTATATCCATAAGATTTTCTTGATCAAAATAAAAATCATCAAAAGCTTTGTTAACAGCGTCTTCTGGAGTTAATCCTTTTGCTACATTTAAATTCATCATGTACTTTAATGAATCTTGAACTGTTTGACTTGATCCGGTGCTCCCTGAACTAGCACCAAACACACTACCAAAACCAGTAGCCATATTTTGATTAAGATCATATTTAGGAAAAACATTTGAATATTCGGATTGAAAGATATTTTTTCCACTTCCTCCACTTCCTCTGTAAGCTTCATTAGATGTCATTGCTGACCTAATATCTGAAAAACTCATAGGACTTGTTTTTTTTGGACTATTGAAAGTTGGAAACGAATATGAACCCCTGTTACTTGCGGATGCATTAGGATCCCCTCTATAAGCCTGATTAGATGTCATTTTTGCTCTAATATCTGCAAAACTCATTATAACATTCCCTCCATTGCTTTATATGGAAGAACTTCATCATCCATAAATTGATAGAAAAATTCTGGAAGGTCTAATGGATAAAATTGCCTGTAGTATTGTCCCATGACTCCAGAACTATCTGGACTTTTAAAATTTATTTTTGGTAATCTATTTGGTGTGTAATCTAAATAATTAAAATTACCTGTCATGTCTTGTTTTTCTGGCAACATGTTTTGAATCATTGGTCCAACTCCAGGTATACCAGTAACCGCTCCCATAGCCATCCCAGCTAAAGAAGGTATACCTCTTTGAAAAAAATAAGAAACCGGAAATAATTCTTTGTATTTTTGTGGGTTTGTTTCAAGAAAATTACCCATCATTTCTTGATAAGGTTCTGTATAAATTTGATCAAGTACTTGTTTACCTTGTCCTGTAAAAGCATTTGAAGGAACAAAATCAAAACGTTGTCCTGACACAGGATCTATTTCTGCTCCTTGTGGATTAAAGTTTCTAGTTTTTACAAAATACGAACCAGCTTTTGGTGAATCTAATAAAGTTTGAATTCCTTGTTGTTTTAAATTTTCTCTAAATTTATTGAAGTCTGATCTACTAGCCTCATTCGGATTGAAAGTAGACATGAAAGTTTTAGGTTCATTACCAGGACGTTTAGAACTAGGAGCAAAACCCCTAGTCCTAACATCTTCTTTAGATCTTTTTGTTTTTGGCATTATACTCCTAAAATTGACTTCAGTACTACGATTACAATGATTGCTACAATACCGGCTTTAATCCAGTCTTTCATACCCCAATCATTCCATTCCTTAAGCCATTGCCACGTATCTTTCAATAGTTTCATGTCTGTCTCCTCAATGTATTGTTATCTTCTGACCATCATAGTCCTGAAGATGAACTAAAAAATCAAATGTATCAGCAACAGAATTAAAAAGGTATGAAGCCTCTCTTGGTCCTAGTGCCTCTAGATACATTTGCCTTGTCACAGCCATTAGAGCTGCGCAAACGTATAAACGATCAACCTTATTTCTGGAAATTAAAGAGTCAGCTTTTTTCTGTATCTCTTTAATTGCCTTCGCTATCCTCTTCGTTTCCTCTAGGTATTGATCTGTCATTTTGTTGTAACGCTTCCTTTGTAAGATTAACTTGTTCTTTAAACTCTGTCAAAGCCTCATTAGATTTTCTTTTATCAATATTTTCAGATTCACGCAATACACCTAGAGTTACATCTGCTTCTGCTCTGTCTCTGTCTAGATCTAATCTTTGTAAATCCATCATTGTTTTTATCTGAGAGTCTTGTTTTCTGGACATTATTTCAGCTGCACGAAGATCTATCTCTTGTTGTTTCAATCTTACCAACGGATCTTGTTGCTCTGCTTTAGTTCTAGCTTCCTCTTCTTGTGCTAATTGAGCAGTCATTTCAGCTTCCAATTCAGCTTGTCTTGCATCTTTTTGTGTTTTCAATTGTTGCATTTGCATTTGAACTTGTTGTTGCATTTGAGGATTAGTTTGTGCTTGTTGCATCATCATTTGCATTTGTTGATCTTGTTCCGCAAACTCTTGTTGAACTTGTTGTGATACCATCATCGCTAAATGTTCTGACATATGTGATTGCAACATTGCGTACAAAGGAGGATTAATTTGAACCATTCTAGTAAACATGTACTCAGCGTGTGCTTTCATATGTGCTTTGTGATTTTGTTGCATGAATGCTTTTGGTGGTGTGCCTTTCATAGACAATGCATTTTCTACAGCAGGGCTCATGGGCATTGGTTGACTAGGATCTGGTTTTAGTAATTGATCCACGTTGTCTACACCCATAGCACTATACATTCTTCTGTAGGCTTCTCTGATGTTATGAAGTTGTGGATTAGATTGTGCTAATTGTAATTGTTGTTGAGCCAAAGTAATTCTTTGAGTCATAGAAAAAATATTAGGATCAGCAACTGGTAAAATATCTACTCTATCATCAAAGTCAGCTTGTTTAATCATGCGATTACCACCAGCGACCATGTATGGATATTCAGGAGGAGTATACAATTTTATAGAACGAGCCAATAAATTAAATTCTTTTCTTTGACCATAATACAATCTTTTTTGTATGGCACTCATAACTTTAGTTCCTCTTTCTAATAAAGCTAATGTGGTGCCCACAGGATTTTGTTCATTACCTTCACCCATTTTCATATCTGCAATAGCAGAAAAAGATTTTCCTGCGTCAACAGCAAAACCTAATAATTGAAATAATGTTTGACTTGGTTCTTTAAATGGTAGAGGTAACAAAGACTCTCGAATAGAAGTTCCTGTTACATCAACATCTCTAAATTCTCCAGGTTGTAGAGGTTCTTCCTGGTCCCTAATACGCATACCCCTGGCCTTATATCCAGCAGGTAAATTTGCCAAAGTTCCGGCATCAATCAATTGACGTAAAACACTAGTGGCTGTTCTAGATAATCCACCTAACATGTGAATTAAACCAAAGCCATAGAAACCTAGCCCGGGTAAAAATTTGTAATGAACAAAGTATGGTATCTTTTTAAAATTAGGATCATTTTGTTCATAGTTTCTTCTAATAGATAATATTTTAGTAGAAAATTCATCTATGGTTATGATGTATGGCAACTTAACTCCTGAGGTATCTTCAAAACCAGGTATATCTGCATCAACATGCATTTCCAAAATTGAATGTTCAATATCTTGACCAAGATCAGGAGCAGCTACTCCTTCTAATTCTTCTATCTTGCCTTCTACTTCACTTGTAGTATCAACCTGACCATGAGTAACTTTTACATCACGATAAAAACCAGATACTTGTAATTTTTTTAATTCATTCTCACTCATTTTGATAGAGTGAGTAATTCTTTCTGCTTGATCAATATCTGTTGCCATATAGTTAATATACAGATCTTCACTTGATACAAATTTTGCTACACATCTTTTTAAGATTTGATCGTAGTAAACTTTTTTAAAAGCAGAACCAGATAATGCTAAATAAAATAACAATTGATCCATTTCAGGATCATATTCTTCCATCACATGAGTCACATAATAATTCATGTATTCTTTTACTCTTTCTGCTTGTTGTTCTGATTGTGGTGATGGATCACCTACGATAATTGTGCGAACGGGACCGCTTGGGGGGAGAAGTTCTTTATAAGCTTGGGCTTGAAACTGAGTAACAGATTCAGCTAATAAAGGATGTACGACCCCGGACGCACCTTCGAAAGGTTGAGTTCTATTTTCATAAGTAAAACCCAACATATCTAAACCCTTCGTATAAGTGCTTTCCCAGTCTTTACGAGAGTCTTTATCGCTTTCGAATGCGGCTAGTAGATCTGATGATAGTCTACCTAATTCTGTTTCATCAATAAATTCTGCTAAGTTTGCGTCAAAAGGAACTTGAGACATGTCCATTGGTTGGTCTTGAATTTTTTCTGCGCTACCATCTTCCATTAACTCAAAATCAGATTCAAAAGTTACATCAACATCGGGCTCTACCGTAATTTGTTGTTCTTCTTCTAGATCTAATGCTTTGTTTAAAGCTTGTGTTGCTCTTTCTATTTGATTTTTATTTTCATCTGCCATGATTTACGTATCCGCCTTCCCTGTATGCAGGTGTTCCTTTTGCAATATTGCTTTTTGCTTCTTTGTTATTTTTAACATCTAAATACCTAATTCTAAAAACTCTCCCGTCAGGTATTTTTATAACAGTTGTTTGAGGAATTGTCCCTACTTTTTTACTAACTTTTTTAAGCGCGTTATCTAACATTGGCCCATAAGCAGCTAAGTTACCTTGATAACTTCTATCTCCTGGATATAGATTTAAATTTTTAATTTTTGGACTAGAGAATGCTACTCCATCATAACCAGAATCTTTAGCCAATCTTAACAGATATTTTGTTACAAACTGCATATAATCAATAGAATTTTGGTAAGGACCCTCTGGGATATCACCACCGGAAATACCAGATGACTGTCTAGCCTCGGTTAAAATGGTTCTTATCTTTTCTCTTTCCTCATACAGTTTATTTAAAGCAGGAGATCTAGGATTAGTTGCATTTAAATTTTCTATTTTTAAATTAATCAAATCTAATTGTTGTTTGTTTGCCATCAACTCTTTTGGTGGAGGTAAATCTCCTCTCATAGCATAACCAGATCTAGGAGACAGAGCTCTTCCTTCTTTAGCTGCTTCTCTCATTGCTCTTTGAATGTTTTGATGCATGTCTGATTGTATTTCTTCTACAAATAAAATTCTTCTGCCAAACTCATCTGTTCTATCAGAAACTCTTGTGTGAACAAATCCGTTTGTTCTATCACCAGATTGTAAACCAAAATCATGACCATAAGAATATTCAGGTTCTGTTTTTCTTAATTTACCAGGTGTGTATTTAAATAAAAATTCACGATAATTATCTCCACCCGGTAAGGTCTGTTGTCCTCCATGCATTGGTGTTTTGGCATATGCTGATGGTGAAAATGATTTAGTTGTTTGACCTGTTGCAGCTCCAAGGCTTCTTACTATTTCTTTTACAGTAAAAGGAACAGGAGCATCAAAATTAATTCCTTTTGCCATAGCTCCTTCAATACCAAAAGCTTTTGACATGTAATTATCGACTGATTTGGCAACACTTTCTAATGATTTAAATTCAGAAGCAGAAGTTGCTTGAACAGAGGGTAAAGAATCATTTAAATATTTTATCAATCCACCTGCTCTTGGGTCTTGTCTATCTGGATCTATTTTTTTTAATTTTTGTATTAAATTGTTTATGATGTTCATAGTAGAAGGTTTACCTAAAGGTATCGCTTCAATGGTAGGTGCTATCTCATCAAACTCCTGTAATAGTTTTTGTTTTGTAACTTTATCTTTTCCTAGACCAACTAAATAATTTTTTAAAGATGTGTCATCTAATTCTAAATCTCTAACGCCTTGTTGCTTAATGTAATTTAACCAACCTCCTGCTTGATTGGTTTCAAAAGGTGCATCAACAATTACTTCTCTTGATTTATGAAACATCACAGGTGCAGTCGTAGAAGTTTTACCTGTTTGTACTCCTTGTTCTAAATCTAATTTTGTACCAGATGGTTTTTTGGTAGCAGTTATTTGAGGAGCGTAATCTTTTCTTTTACCAACTATATTCTTGGTAAGATTTTTAATTATTTTAGGTCCTACGGTCTTGATTACCATTATTTTCTGCCTTTTGGATATTTTGTTGTACTAAAATATCTTCCCTTCATTCTTTTTTCACCACTCATAGCACCTTTACCAAGTTTCCTACCATATTTATAACTCACATTAGGACCATCAAATTCTTCTATTAAATTTCCAATTTCTTTTTGAAAAGCTATATCGCCTTTGTTGGGTCTTGTTAAAAATCTTTTGACATTCGGACTTTTCTCCGCTGCTATTTTTTCTTTAACAGTTTTTGCTTTTTTAAATTTTTTAACATCAGCTTTATATGCTTTTTGACCTGCACCCTTTTTACCTTTTCCAAGTAAACCTAATCCTTTTTTTGCTAAAAATTTTACTGCCATTATCTTTTCTTCGGAACTTTTATTGGAGCCATATTCATCATGGCTCTTTCAGAATTAGTTAAGTCAGGACGCATTCTTGCCAATTTCTCTGCGTATGTAAATTTTTTCCTTCTTTGTTCTAATTTACCTAAAACAAATTTTCTTCTGGACATGACAGTTGCGTTTGGAGAAGGTATCATTCCTTGTGTAGGATGATACATGGGCTCCCCTCTAACTATCACTGTTTGTTCTCCACGTTTAATGCCTGGATCAAATCTTAAATTTTTAATTCCTTTTTTCTTGAAATAATCTCTAAGGGCTTTAACACCCATGTTTTTTAAAAGTGTTTTAGTCATCTAAATATTCTGATGCCTCACCTAGTAAACCCATTTGAACCAAGGATCTTGGCGCAGAAGAAAATGGTACTCTAAATCCTGTTACCTCTGGTCTATTTTTTAATCTCATTGGGAAACCTATTCCGGTGTTCGTTGTGCCAGGATACATTTGATTAATACCAAATCGTAATCCTTTAGGTGCGATTTTAGAAGCTTGTCTAAGTGTGTAGAATGGAACGGCATAACCAGGGATATCTCCTATGACACTCATCATAGGATCATTGAAAAGATTTTGACCTGACGCTGTTTCATACTCAAGTGGATTGTAAGCATCTCCCATCATATCGTTAAATATACCAAAATCTATATCACCATCTAAAAAACCTTCTGATATGTTATATTGATCTAAAAATCTAGGCATGTTTAATTCAGCTTGAAAGTCTCCGTATGGAAGTACAAATTGATCAAACATCATATCACTTTCCAAATTTGCTAAATAGTCTTCGTATTTTAATAAATTGGGTTCAGTATAGGCTAATTCATTATCAGTTAAATATTGTCTAAAAGCATCATCTGTGTAAAGAGACTCTACTTGAGGAAATATTTTATCTTCATAAAATTGATCTATGGTGTAAGGCTGATTGATTATATTCATGTCTTTTTGTGTGTTTAAATAATTTAAAAAGTTTCTATCTGCAAAAAGATCACCATAAAAATTTTCATCTGAATATGTGTTTAAAGGGTTAATATTTGCCATGTCTTCAAAATATTGATTTTCCACAATAGGATCATAATAAGGATTAAACGGAACATTGGATATAGCAGCTAATGTTGATAGGTCCCCGAACCCTGTGCCACTACCCACATTCATTCCCATGCCTTGACCAGCGACTTCAAAAGGTAGCTGTAGAACATCACCTGCAAATTCTGCACCACCTAATAATTTGTTTCCAATAAATTTAAGTTCATCTTTCCCCTTATCACTAAAAAGAGAATAAGGTTCATTTGGATTAGCATAAAAATCTCGATACTTTGTCATCATAGGTTGAACGTATTTTTGGTTCATACCTCCAATGAAATTTTTTGCTTTGTCTATTAAGGTAGGACTGGCTAGTGAATAAGCTTGATCAGATCGTAGTATTTGATCTGCTTTTCTTCTGTTTTCTCTGACGTTATCTATGCCCATTAGTAGTATACTCTCCCTGTACCTATTTCCTTTGGCTCATCTTCAAAGTCATCGCGTAAAGTTACATGATAACCTTGTCTATAACGCATTAGAGCCTGCGTTGTAGAATCAACGTAGTCATCGTGATCACCGAAGGGAAAAGCTGCACACTCTTCAATTACGTCTTCAGCGAAACTCTTTTTGGGCGCCCATATCGCTCCCGACTCAAATAACGGGGCTACGCTGTTTACCCTCGCATGCTTATCATTACCTTTAGAGGGTGTAAAATTTATAACAGGAATTCCCATCTTTTGCAACTCATGAGTTAGTGGCATACCAGAGGCCTTAGCTTCTATGAGCACCATTTCTGGCTCCCAGTAACGATATTCCTCCATCGCAACCTTTTTTAATTCAGGAAAATTCCAACGATCTTTTCTTGCATCTAACAGTATTAAGTTGGGTGCTCCACCATCTTCGGGTCTAAATACACCCCACGTGGTGATTGCAGAAAAGTCTGCTGTTTCTTTTTTACTAAAAGCGGTATCGTATGATTGTATAATGAACTCGAGCCCGGGCACATTTTCCTTGTCCCAAACTCTCCACCAATCTCGTTTTATCAAGGCACCTTCTTCTGATGTTGGTGCCTGCATCCACTGTGCATTCCACTTCTTCAAAGGAATAGATGCTTTAACTTGTTCTAAT